TTTAAGTTGCTCATGTCTAATCCTTAGCTAAAAATCAACCAACGCTGGTCTGTTCCTACCGTTACAGCAACCCCTGTGTTAATGGTGACAGGGCCAACGCTCATGCCGTTATATGCCGAAGTTACCGAATAATTGCTTGAAATGGTTTGTTGGGTTTCTGCTATTACCCCTGAACCTCCGCCGCCACCCCCAGCTAAGATCCTGACTTGAATAGCAACACCACTGGCAGGTGCAGTCGTAAAGACGACGCTTGTGCCTGAAATCGTATAGTCGGTAGTCGGTACTTGCGTGATACCGTTTTCAAGGACTAAGACATTATTAACAGTCAGTCCACTGACGGTCGTATCAAAGGATGTTGTAGAACCATTACCTGTGAAGGTATACGTTGCATAGCTAGGACCGCCACCACCACTACTGATCGTGATAGTACCTGCGCCGTTAACAATACTTATCCCGCCACCACCGGTTAATGTGGAGAGCGTAAAGTCCGTGCCATTACCAATCAGTAGCTGACCGTTACTAGGTACTGTTGCTGCGTAAGCCGATCTACCTGCGGGGTAAGTTACAAAGACATTCTTTGTTCCCGCGCCAAAGTTCACCAAACTCCCAGAATTACTGGAAGATAAAACCGTCGTCCTAGATAGCGTTGTTCCAGACGAGGTGTACGTTCCTATGCCTACTTCCCAGTTAGACCCTGACTGGTCGGCAATGGTGTAAAACGTGGAGTTTCCGTTCCCTATGGCGGAAAACGATTGAAACCCCGTAACCGCACCAGCTAATGTTACTGTGCCGGTGCCTGTGGTTGTGGTGGTTTCTTGTACACGGTCTGCAACAACGAATGCCATGTTAGGTCGTCGCTAGGCGTAGCAATGCAGTAGATGTCGTATTGGAAGGCATCGTCAGCGTGAAGTTACCCGCCGTGATCGTCTGCGATCCAAACGTATGAACACTGACCGCTTTGTCTGACTGTGTGCTGTTATAAATCAACACCGCATCAAACGCCGTGCTTAACGTTACGTTGGTGTACGTGATAGAAGCCGAAGGCGTCCAGTAAGCCGTACCTGCCGTTGCCGAAGCATTAGTAGATGTTGGCGCTGTTGCATTCGTTACCGATACACCACCAGCCGTATAGTTTGTACCAGTGACTTCACCGGTTGTCGTATACACCGTGGTGCTTGCATTGATCGTTGCAGAAGCCAAATACAAAGCCGCTTTAAACGTATCGGCTGCGCTGGTTCCACGGGTTGGTGCTGTACCAAAGTTATGAGTAGCCGTCATCAGCTCGCTCATAAACGAAGTACACATAGACTGAGTATTAGCGATGATAGTTCCTTTCTTAGGCTACGCCTAAATCACGCTTTGTTTAACCAAAAGTTGCTAGTTCAGGTACTGAAAATACTGCCGCTTGCTTTAAGGTTACATGGACAGACCTGTGAACAAGCTCGCCTTCATGCCAATACTCTACCCACGTAGTGTATTCATGCTCATTATCAACCACTCCCTCGCGCTTCTCAAGAAGGGATTCGTCCATCTCGCCTTTAGTGGTGTTAATCATTATTCAATCCGTAAAATGGCGTCAGTGGCTGACGCGGCTGGGAATGTAATCACCAAGTCCTGTGCAACTTTGGTAATCGTACTACCGAAATTCAGAACACATACTGCACGGTTTCCATTAGTGGAATTGTAGATCAATGCTCCGGCACAGGAAAGGGTAACGCTGCTAAAAGTAGCTGTCTGAAATGACCAGTAAGCGGTGGTTCCGCTTGTTGTTGGTGTGATGTTTGTGAGTGCAATACCGCCAGCGGTGTAATTGGTTCCACTCGTCGATACTTCCCCAGCGGATGAGTAAACGGTTGTATCTGCACCGAGGGTGGCAGAGGAGAGGTACAAAGCGATTTTGAAAACATTTCCTGTCGTCGCCGTAAAGTTGTGTAACCCCTGGGCAAGCTCCGCTTTATAACTTGTACACGCTGTCTGGATGATTGCCATATTACTTTACCGGATACCGAACCTGACCAGAACGATAAGCATCCTGACGGTCTTTAGCATCACCAAGCTGTTTAAGGAGCGCCATCGCTTCACCGTACATCTTATCCACAGCCGCAAGCATATCCGGCTCACCCTTCAAGAAGATATAAGCCTCGCGGATCGAACCGTATAAAAGGGTGGAGTCAAAGTTCTCACTGAGCCATGTATTGCCTGAAGCTGCGTCAACAATCGACTCAGGGTAGTAGTAATAGTGTAGCTCCATGGCATACGCCAAGTTAGGCGTTGGACCAAGTAAAAATGTCAGCTCTCGTGGGGCACTGTAATCAGGACCGAAGATAGCGTAGTGCTTTGGTTTACCTGTTGCTGTTGGAGAAGGGTACGCCTCACGGATAAAGTTCACGTCTTTATTCAACAGATAAAGATACTCACCAGACGTTGGGTCAATAACCGCTAAGCTATAAGGCGACAGAAAGTCATCCGGGCACTGAAGATACTTGTTGTTAGCAGTGGTTATACCCGTTACGTTGCGACGAAGATTAGGCAACTGCACCGAGTTATAGATGCGTTGCTCTGCCTGACGAATGATAGTATCAATGTCAGTCGTGGAGAAAATATTCTCCACATAATCCTGAACCGCTGTAACGAGCTGGCTGTAATTCACGCCATCGGCCCCCTGCTCATCGTACCTTTAGTCGCAGCACCTGCACCACGCATCTTGATCCCAGAGGTCTTGACTGCATTGTTCTCACGGTTGGTGTAAGCACCAACGCTCATACGCAGCGTGTCGGTATTGCGGTGGTCTGGACCAGAACCTGGGTTAGCTTCAACCTTAGTCTTTTTACCAGCCATGGTATGCGGCTCTGCATAAGTTGAGGCAGGACCAATTTCCTTCCCACCTTTTTTCATACTGTACTTAGCCATGTCTTACCCCTGGTTACGTGCGCGAGCCAAGTTACGACCCATTTTCCGCATGTCCATACCCGTAGGACCACCCTTCTTGAGCTTAGTCAGGGGCTGACCTTTATGCTTGGCACGTTCATGCTTGTGCACTGCACCGGCTACCATCTTTTTGTCTTGCGCTAAATCTTTCTTATCCATCATGGACTCCTAAGAAACGGTAACTGAACCAACTTCTGCAAAACTGACCAAGTGATTTGGCGTCAGGGCAGCGTCGAACCATCGTGCCATGCCCACAGGATTAAAGCCCCACTCAATGACACGAGAGCCACCATCTCCGCCAGGAGCTGGAACATAATAAGATGGCGCATCAGGTCTTGGATTGCGAATAGCTTGCGGATCATAGACAGGGTACATCCCAAGTTGCAACTGTGGTTGGTCAGGCTCCCAACATTCAGGACACACCAAGATATTAACGTTTTTGGTCTTAATAACCAAGGTCTTAAGCTGTTTTAGCTTAAAACGGAAGTTGCACCGATCACACTGCGCTATCGCCCATTTACCAGAGGCGAACTGATTAGGCATCAGAAGCTCCCGGTGTTGCCCAAATACATGCGCCGGGGAACAAACCGAACAGCTGCTTTTTCACGATCCTCGCCAGTAGCGTAGGTCATCTGCTGCTCATACTCAGCCCGTAAAAACTGCAAACGCTCTTGACCTTCAGGAATCTTCTGGGCAATGTAATAAGCCAGCCCTGCCATCAAGCAGGGGTAAAACCTAAATGACATATCAGGCGTCTGGATACCAGACCCAGCGTCCTGTATACGGCGCATGCGCCAATAAACTACTTGGTAGTACGGAGAGGCTTGCGTGCCTTGGTCAGGGACAGGCCAAACTGTGAATCGGGGGTTTGCCGTGTCTGAGGGTTCGTAGTTGCTTGTTGCTGGGTAGGTTTGTCCAGAGAGCCGTTGGACGTAAATCTGTATCGGTCTGGCTTGAGCAAGTTTGTTTGGGATTGTGGCGTAGGTGGAGACACTAATCCTTGTAAGTGTAAGGTCAGCTTGCGTTGAGGAATTTCCAGCTCCTGTCCTTATAACGTGCTCAAGCAGGTCAATGGTGTCGTTCGGTAGATCGTACGTCGCAGTGCCTTGTACAAGGTTAACAGTCCCTTGTTCAATCGTCCACATGTTAATGCCACGATTTGCCCACTCAATAGTCAGTAAATTCATCGACCTGCGAGCAGTCCGCAAGTCATAACCTGAGCGCATCTCACGCCCAGCCCGTTCAAACGCTTCTTCAGCGATCTCCGTAAATTCTGGGGTGAAGTCCGTTGCGCCGCTAGTGGTCATCTATATCTCGCAGTCTTTGCGGCAATTTTTGCCGGTTGTTTGACAAACTGCTTACCTGCACTTTTTCCAGCTCGCTTTGCCTTAGTTGTTGCTGCGTATTCAGCAGGGCTAAGTGCATTAATTGCCGCCGACGGGAGGTATCGTTCGCCAGTTGCTTTTGGACCCTGTGTGCTAGGTTTGCCACTCTTAGTCCTCCACTTCTGGTCAGTCCAGTTTTTCAGTGACTGTTGCGGGGCTTTCACTTCATCTTCTTCAACGTCTGCGCCAATCTCGCACGTTGTCCTAGCTTACCAGGAGCTTTTGCTGCTTTGGCTAACTTAGCTGCGGGAATAGGTTTGTCGCCTTTAACACCGAGTGATTTACGTAAAGCTCCGGGCTTTTTGATAGCAGATTGAATCCACTTACCACCTTTAGCCATACCACCCGACTTCATACCACGAGCTTCTCGGCGCTCTTCAGCAGCAGCTTCTTTGGCTGCTTTACGCCCTTCAGCCATAGCTTCTTCACCAACCTGCCCACGAGTCTTTGGTGCAGTTATAGGACCACGATTCCTTGAATCACGTTGGTATTCTTTCATGGTTTCTTCAGCTTTGTGCATTGCGCCTTTGCTTAAAGAAGTACCGTAATCATCACCAGATCTGAACGGAAATTTTTTCTCGGCGTAAAGACCAAGCATGTTGTACTTGTCTAACTTTTTATCTTTTTCAGTGGCTGAGCCACCTGCGCCAAACTTCTTGACTTTCTTAATCACGGTAACCTCCACCTTTTTGCTTATACTTCATAGCTAATAATTGACTTTTACGGGCTGACCATTGCCCCGGCGCACCACCTTTGCCACCAGCTTTAATCTGGTTGAACAACGATTTACGCATCCCAGGTTTGGTGTAGTTGCCAGCTTCATTCACGCGAGATTTAACTTCACCGCCCTCAGCATACTGAGTAAAATCAGTGTCATCCCGCCTAGCTTTACGCTTAGCGGAGGGCATTTTAGAAGGGGCTATGCACCCCATCCCGCGAGATGCCATCACTTTAGCAACTCCCGCCCTTCATATAACCGCCCTTCTTCATAGCGGGCATCTTGCCACCGCCAGCCATCTTGATCTGCTTGCCTTTGGTTTTACCCTTCATAGCAATGCCGTCTTTGCTGGGGGCAGCAGTCTTAACAGCGCCCATCTTGCTTGCGGCCATGCCGCCCATGTTCATCTTTTTCATACCCGTAAACTCCTTACCAACAGATTGAGGGACACCTACCTTCTTTGCAAACTTAGGATTGTGAGCCACAGCTTGCATGAACTTCTCTTGCTTATCACTGACCGCTGGCATCTCTACCCCTTCTTAGCAAGCTGGTCAATCTTTGCTTCAAGCCGCTCAAAGCCTGCATCGAAGCGTTCCATAATTCTTTCAAGGTCTGCACGAACTTCTGCACGAGTGATGTGGTCACGAGCGATTTCTTCTCTTGTTCGGTTTAGCAAAATCTGAATCCGCTTTTGTTCATCAGAAGCATGCTTAAGCATAAACATCACGAGGGCCACAAAAAACGATGTAATCAAGTTCCAAACGAGCGCACCTGTTTCCATGATTCAACACTTCCATGCCCTTAACGACTTGTTAATACGACTGTTCGGATCGTTAGCGGTTTTGGCTGAAGTTAGCTTCTTTTTCATGCCTTTCATTCGGGCGCAAAAAGAATCCCGGCGAGAGCCTCCTTCGGGTTGCGGAGGTTTTAACCCAGGCTTACCGGGATTTGCAGCATTGTAGGAGGCACGGCCTTTAGCATTAAGACCGCCCTTTTCAGATTTGCCTTCCTTACGCTGCCAAGCAGGAGACTTAGCCATAGAACACCGTGACTTTAGCGTTAGATAGTGTTGCGTACGCGCTTGTTTCGCACCTTACGCCCTGGGAGGGGATCACTACATTAAAGGTTTCTCCGTTAGCTAGTGTGTTAATCGTAAATAGAGTCGTACCGCTTGAACCCCCATCTTTGATAATCACACTGCCCGTAGAACCTCCCGGTTCAATAACCAACCCGCGAACACGGGTTGGGTACGCACTAATATCGCCAGAAGCCGCTAGCGAAATCGCTTGAACGTCTG